GGTTCGATTACCCCGTGTCCGGGCGGGGCGGGGGCCCCCCCCCCCCCCCGCCCACCCCCCAGCATCCACCCGCCAACCGCAGGGGTGGCGCACCCCAGACCGGGTGCGCCACCACGAAAGGAACAGCAATGCAGGCACAGGATAGAGCAACCCGGACGGCGGCCGAGGTCGTCGCCCGCTTCCACGCCATCAAGGAAGACGACGTGTTCGGCTTCCGGCAGGAGGTGCTGGCCGACGCGCTCTCGTTCACGGAGGCGCGCGACGGTGGCCTTCCCCTCCGCCCGGAGGCCACCGAGGAAAGCTGGGGTGAGGCGAGGCTCACCGGCGACAAGCTGATCCCGGCCGCTCGGGCGTACCTCGAGTTCGCGATCGGGAAGATCCAGGACCACCGAGGCATCAGCGCTAGCCGGTCGGTGGACAAGCTCGGCGAGATGGCCTGGCTCGCTGGCCGCGACGACGTGGTGTCCGCCATGGAGAGCGCCCCGTACGAGCAGTACGGCGCGCCGAAGGTGAAGGCGTTCGCCGAGGGCATGGGCTTCACCGACATCTGGGCGGCCGCGTCCGATGCGGCGCTGGAGCGCATGGCGGTCGGCCAGCCGTGCACCGAGGACTGTGACAGCGGGTGCGGGCGATGAGCGCCCACGTCCTGTCCTGCAACCCGCTGTTCGCCCAACTGGTCTTCGAGCAGCACCCCGCCTCGTACCCGGCGGTCCTGTTCGCTGACCGGCTGGACCTGCACTACGACGAACCGCAACGGCACGCCATCGAACCGGACGCCGTGCACGACCCGGTGCGCGTGCCGCAGCTGCTGGGCATCGGCGAGCGCGCGGCGGTGAGTGGCTGATGTTCGGACTGCCTCGCGACCCCGACGACCGCACCCCGGAGCAGTGGGAGATGGTCGAGCTCGGCGGCCTGTTCCTGCGCTGGATGTCGGCTGCGTTCGTCGTCGGCATCGTCGTCGGCTTCGCGCTGGCCTGGGTGATCCTGTGACCCCGGCCGAGCGGCAGGTGCTGGAGCGCAGCCAGATCCAGATGACGCAGCTGATGCAGGCGGCGGCCCGGGCCTACGGCGCGATCGAGGCACTACTCGACGCCGAGGACGACCGCCCGAAGCCGGGGCCGCGCTCATGAGCTACACCGACGGAACATCCAACCGGGGCGGCCAGCACTGGATGCAGTCCGGTCTCTGCCGCGAACTGGATCCCGAGCTGTTTTATCCCATCGGCATCAGCGCTGAGGCCCAGCTGCAGGCGCGCAAGGCCATCGCGTGGTGCCAGCAGTGCCCGGTCGTCTACCAGTGCCTGCACTACGCGCTCGCCGAGAACATCGAGTTCGGGATCTGGGGCGCGACGACCGAGGACCAGCGGCGGTCGGAGAAACGTCGGGTTCTGCGGGCCCGGGCGAAAGAGCGCGAGACGGCGGGGCGAGCCTGATGCCCCGGAGTCGAGTCGTGAGGCCAGCCGCGCCGGCCAACGCCGACGTGCTGGAGACGCTGGCCACCGAGGCCGCACCGGGCGAGTTCACGTCCGAGCGGTCCCCGGCACAGGAAGCGCTGCACGAGGCGCGTCTGGCCGGTGACAGCCCGAAACCCGTCGTCGTCCAGCCCGTGCTCGCCGCGCCGTTCCAGATCACCGAGCCAGGTGTTTACGATCTCGCGCCGGAGGTCTACTTCGCCGACCCGGTGCCCGGCGGTTCGCTGTCGAACTCGGGCGTCAAGAAGCTGATGCCGCCCGGGAGTCCAGCGCGCTACCGGTACGACGTCGACAACGGCGTGACCAAGACCAGCGATGCGTTCGACCTCGGGCACTGCGTCCACAAACTGGCGCTCGGCAAGGGCGAAGAGATCGCCGTCCGGCCCGAGGAGTTCGACAGCTACCGGACGAAGGCTGCGCAAGCCTGGCTGGCCGAGCAGCGGGAGGCGCGCCGCATCCCGGTGACACCCGAGCAGCACGAGCAGGCGCGCGCCATGGCCGATGCGCTGCTGGCCCACGACTACGCGGGGCGGCTGCTGCGTCAACCGGGCCGCGCTGAGATGGCGCTGTTCTGGGTCGACGCCGAGACGCAGGTGTGGCGGCGGATCCTCGTCGACTACCTGCCGGACAAGCCAGCACCCGGCAAGGCGATGCTCATCGTGGACGTGAAGACAGCCGAGTCGTGCTCACCCGACCTGGACATGTCCAAGAAGGTCTACAACTACGGCTACCACCGGCAAAGCGCGACCGCGATGGACGGTGCACTCGCCCTCGGCCTCGCCGAAACCGTGCGGTTCTTCGACCTATTCGTCGAGAAGCAGCCCCCGTATTTCGTGAGCGTCGTCGAGCACGACGAGCGGCTGACCTGGATCGGCCGGTACGAAAACCGGCTCGCGCTTGAGGTGTTCGCGCAGTGTCAGGCGACCGGCGTGTGGCCTGGACCACCGAACGCGATCGGCCTCGACGCACTCCCGCCGCCCGGATGGGTCGAGCGGATATTCGAAGACGCGATGGAGATCCACTGATGACGTGGGAGCAGGCGCTGAACCGGGCCCGGTTGCGGGCATCGGAGACTCACAGTCGGTGGTACGTGCGGGGGTACCAGCGGACGATAAGCCATGTAGGAGAGTGGCTTTACGGCGCGTACCCGGAATGGAACCCGCAACTTAATCGAGCTAACCGGCCTCACCAGTGGTGGGCCGACAACAACCCGGAGACGCGACCCCAATGGACATGACCGATTCGATCGCACCACGCTCCGACCAGATGAACGCAGAGGACATGCTCGCCGGGCCCCGCACGTTCACGATCACGGACGTGCGCGTGGGCAAGACCGACGAGCAGCCGGTGAGTGTGTTCGTGGCTGAGCACCCGCAACCGTTCAAGCCGTCCAAAACGGTCCGCCGCATCATGGTTTTCGCGTGGGGCCCCGACTCGCAGGCGTACATCGGCAAGCGCATGACCCTGTACCGGGACCCGGCCGTGAAGTTCGGCGGTCAGGACGTCGGCGGCATCCGGGTCAGCCACATGTCGGGGATCACGCGGCGCCTTGAGGTGCAGTTGGCGGTGACCCGGGGCAAACGCGCGCCGTACGTGGTCGAGCCGCTGACCGGGCCCGCGCCGTCGCCGATGGATGCCCTCGTGTTCGCGTTCAACACGGCCGGGATCACCGGGAAGACCGAGCGGCTGGCCTACTGCAAGAACGTGGTCCGGCACCCGCTCAAGTCGGCGGCGGACCTTACGGCGGACGAGGTGACCGCGGTCATTGCTGCGCTCAATCCCGCGCAGGTGCCGAGCGACCCCACGGATCCGCCGGCTGATGAGTCGTTCGGGCTGGAGCTCGACATCCCGGAGCCCGCACACCAGAACGAGCAGGATCACCTCGACGCCCGGCGCGACCCCACCGATGAGGACCTGGAGCCGACCGACGCCGAGATCGAGGCGGAACTCCGGCGGCGGCAGGTGCAGCCGTGAGCGCCCAACTGGTGACCGTCCACGGTGACGGCGTGGTGCTGCTGAGCCTCTACTGCTGGCAGCACGACACGGCGCACACCTTCACGGCTGAGGCTGTCGAGCGGCTCGCCTACCTCGGCCTGAGGTCGAACCTCACCGACATCGGTCGCGACTGGTGCCCGGCGTCGGCAGTCGAGCGCACTTTCGATAAGGACTACGCCGAGGGCGTCGATGAGGACGTCCGGCGCCGCGTGGGATCTGGCGACTCGATCCCCGAGCGCCACCGTGACGGCCCGGACGAGCGGCTGGCCGACCTCCCCGACCCGTGCGAGCCCACGTTCGACCCGACCGTAGACAAGGACAGCTGATGGCCAAGAGAGTGCAGCGCCAGCGGACGAAGGGCTGGCGCATGCCTGAGGGTGCGATCTACGTCGGGCGGCCGAGCAAGTGGGGCAACCCTTACCGTGCCGTCGCCAAGCCCGACGGCACATGGATGCCGACTGACGACAACGGCGTGATGTACGACGGTTACGGGCCGTTCCGCAGCCGAGATGCAGCGCTGGCTGACTGCGTGCGCCTGTTCGAGGAGCTTGAGATCGGCTACCACCTGCTGAGCGATCGGGGGGCGGTCGTGGCCGAGCTGGCGGGCCGCGACCTCGCCTGCTGGTGCCCGCTCGACCAGCCGTGCCACGCGGACGTCCTGCTCGAGTTCGCCAACGAGGTGACCGACCGTGACTGAGAGCATCTACGACGGCATCCCCCAGCTGGCCGGTGCCGAGCCGTACGTGACGCCCGTCCTGCACCCGGACCGCATCCGTGAGTGCGCGCAGGTGTGCCGCGACTACCGGGTGCGCATCGGCGGCAGCGGTTTCGAGTGGGCCGACATCACCGGGCCGCTGGCTGGTGTCCTCGACGAGATGGCAGTCGGCAGCGAGGAACTGGTGAGCATCGGATTCACCGAGCGAGCGTCCGCGCTGTACCTCAAGGCACTGGTGGCTCTACTCGAGGCCATCGAGTCGGCGGTGAGGCACACGTGAGCCGCGACGACATCGACTGCCCTCGGGCCAAGACGTGGATGACGCCCTGTGTCGCCCGAGACGGCCACCTCGCCATCGACGATCCGGCCGCTCGTGGCGGCGGAGTCTGCGTGGGCTGCGGGTCGGATCCGCGCGAGCTGCTGGTCGACCTCGCCGAACGATATGAGCCAGCACGCCGCTACCTCCAGACGCACGACCGGGCTACGTGCGCCGACACGCTCACCCGTCTGGTCGCCGAATACGTGGAGGTCAAGCCATGAGCTACCTGTCGATGGTCACCTACCTCCTCTGGCACATCTGGCTTTACGGCGGCTACATGGCCCTCGTGCTGGCTGTCGTCCTCCACCGCCGATACCGGTGCATCGACCAGTTGTGGTGGTGGCTGCTGGGCGCGCTCGTGCAGGTGTCGTGGGCCGCACACGAAGCCATGGCCGGGCACGTCGGGTGGGCGTCGTTCGAGGCGGCCTGCTTCATCGGGTGCTGCGTGGGCGCGTGGCGGATCGTGGACGCCGAACTCGCGCGGGCTGCGGGGGTGAGCCACCGTGGCTGAGCCAGCGATCAAGGCAATCGAGACGAGCTACGCGGGTTGCCATTTCAGGTCCCGGCTTGAGGCCAGGTGGGCTGTCTTCTTCGATGCACTGAAGATTCCGTGGCAGTACGAGGCACAGGGTTATGTGGTTGGCGGCAGGCCATATCTGCCGGATTTCGATCTGCCCAATCCGGACGACGGCAAGAGTTACTTGGTGGAAGTCAAGGGAAGTGCCGATCGGCTCGATGCGTCGCTTATCGCAGCCACCGCCTTGGAGTTGGACAGGGCGGTCCTCGTCCTCGGCCCGATGCCGAAACAGGCTGTGCGCCCAATCCCCGACTTCGATCGGCTCGCACGGCGAGCCGATAAGGAGTCGGGATATGTCCACTGGACTTGCTACCCCGACAGGGGGGAAGTCTTCTGGCGGGAAACATTCTGGCTCGCATTTCGGATGACATCGGACCCCGATAGACCGTATTGGCTCCCGTATCCGATCGGATGGGACATCACCAAGGCGCCTTCGGCTGATCGGATACTCGGCCAGTCGACCTGGCGCGTGAACACTCCGCAGTCCGTCTGGTCTGCCTATCGGGCTGGCTCAACGGCCCGGTTCGAGCACGGGGAGACGCCGTGACCCTCACCAGATGTCTCGCCCTCGTCGCCGTCCTGGCCCTGCTGCTGCTCTGCTACGAACTGGCCATCAGCAACGTGGCCGCCGGAAGTGGGCCGTACCCGAACCCGACACTCACCCCGCCGGCCTGGACGGCGGGACCGTGAGCGGCCCTGGACGCCCGAGGTCCGCCCGATGCGGCACGCCGAGCGGCTACTCACGCCACCAGCTGGACGCCGAGAAGCCGTGCGCCGCCTGCGCTGCGGCCAAGGCGGCATACGACCGGCGTCACAAGGCCGCGCCCGAGCACAGGCAGCGCGACCGGTTGCGGGCCATGGCGCAACGTCGGGCAGTGAAGGTCCTGTGCGACGAGAACGGCGAGCGGTACCGGGAGCTCTACAAGGTGTTCGTGGCTGAGGTCTTCGCCGATGCGGGGATGGAACCATGACCGCCCGCGAGTGGTCCCTGCCGCTGGAGGTCGACGACGAGCCGGAAGTCATGTGGCGGCTTCTGCGTGAGATCGACTGCGCCGGGGACACGATCGTCAGGTTCCGTCACGACGGCGATCCGAAGAGCAAGGCCCGTGCCCGTGTCGTCAATGGCCACGCGTACACGCCGAAGGACACGGTAACCGCTGAGCGAGTGCTGGCCGCAGCAACTCGTCAACGGCTGCCGCGCGGATGGAGCGCGGACTCGGAGTGCGGATATGGACTGTTCGCCGTGTTCTTCACAGCCACCCGCCAGCGCCGTGACGTCGACAACATGGTCAAGCTCGTCAGTGACGCACTGACCGGGGTCGTCTGGGTCGATGACAGCCAGGTCACCGAGGTCTCTGCCCGCGTCGTGCGCGCCGACCCGTTCCCTCGAACGCACCTGTGGGTGTATCAAACGAACCGCATCACCCGCATGAGCACCATGGAATGCGGTCATTGCGGCAAGCGATTCGATGTCTACCCGGGAACCACCCGGAAGTACTGCTCATCCGAATGCGCGAACAATCGCAGGCGCACGGGCCGGACGTTCGAAAAGGCATGCCAGGCTTGCGGTAAGACGTTCACCGCACCCTCGACATCCTCGCGGGCCTGCTCCAAGGAATGCCGTCACATCCTGTCAACAGCCATCGTCGCCTGCATCCAGTGCAGCGCCCAGTTCCGCAAGCCGAAATCCTGGGTGAAAAAGGTTTCGTACTGCTCCCGGGAATGCCAGGCAGCCGCTTCGCGCGGCAAGCGACTCGCCCGCAACGCCGGCGTCTGCGCCGACTGCCAGGGTCCGACATCCAAAAAGAGCTGCACCCGATGCCAGGCATGCAGCCACGCGCATCAGGCGATTACCGAAACGCCCAAGAGGCAACTACGAACTGCCGTCGACGGAACGCAGATGGCTCTGCCCATGGAACCGCCCACCACGAAAGGACTCCCGATCCCGTGATCAAAGACCCGGAGACCGCCGAAGAACTGGCGGCGATGCTCCCACCCCCCGACATCGGCACCGTCCGCACCGAACTCGGCGTCGGCACCGGCGACCTGCGCAACGCCTTGCGCTCCGTCGTCGTGCACGCCAGCCCCGACAAGGAACTGCCCGTCCTGCAACGGGTCCGGCTGCACATCCAGCGCGACAACATCCTTGCCGTCGCCACCAACCGGTACTCGGTCGGCCTCGCCGCGATCTCCATCTGGGACAACACGTACGAGGACGACGGAATCGCCATCGACCTCACCATCACGCAGGTGACCGAGATCCTCGCCATGTTCAAGTCGAAGAACGAGAAAGACGACGACGCCGGGGACGACGACCTGCGGATCAGGCTCACCGACCGGTACATGACCATGACGGACACGGCCGGGCTGTTCCCCGGCAAGGAAGTCACCTGGCCCAGAGTCGCCACCGAGAAAACGTTCCCGAACATCCTGGGTCTCGTCGGCGGCATCCACGCGAAAGCCGGTTCCGGGTCGGCGTACGCGCTGCACACGTCGGGCCGGCTGCTGGCCCTGTTCAAGACGGCCAGCGCGGTTTACGACGCACCGATCACCATCATGCCCACGGCCGCCGACGGTGGGGCGCTGTGCATCACCGTGGGCGAATCGTTCGTGGGGGCGCTGATGCCGATCAAGCCCAGCGACGAGCAGGTGGTTCAGGCGTCGGCGTGGCGTGGGGCGTGGGACCGGCGGTTGCGGGCTGTGGATCTGGCCACCGGCGAAATCTTCGAAACCGCAACGGAGGAAAGCTGATGGTCCAGGAATTCAAGGCCACCATGGCTATCTCGATGCAGCTGTTCCCGCAGGCCGCGTGCCAGTACATCGACTGCGACTGGGAGACACAGGGTTCTGATGCCCTCGCCCAGGTGAAGTGGCACGTCGGGGAGACCGGCCACGAGGTGGTCATGGACCGCATCAGCCGGTCCATCTACCGGGGAACCGAACGCCCGAGCAGGAAGAAGGCCAGCGCATGACCGCCGCCGTGCTCGCCCACCCCGACTACGAGGCGTACCTGGCCACCATGCGCGCGCACTGCTGCGAGGACCTCGCGCTGTCGTACGACTGGTGCGCGGCCTGCCGGGGTGAGAACTGATGGGCTACGAGGTGAGTGACGAGGCTGTCTATGTCGCTCTGGAGGCTTGGTACGGCGTGTCCCCGTCTACGGCCGGATGGAGCGCCCATGAGGCGATGCGCGCCGCCATCGAGGCGTATCGGTCGAAGTCCGGGTCGGTCGACCTCTGGGACGAGGGCTACCGTGCCGGGCTCACGAGCGCTCAGAAGCTCGAGGCTGATCTCGCCGGGAAGCCGCCGCCGATGCCGATGGTCCCTGAATCGGAGTACACGAAGGCATTCGCGCGCGGTGTCCGCATCGGCCGCGAAGAAGCCCACGCCGAGATGGTCACCGCCGAGGTCGGGCCGAGCGACTACGAGGTGTGGCGGGACGCGCTGCAACTGGCCGTTCAGTACGTCGGGTTCGGCCTCGGGAGCATGAAGAGCAACGCGGAACTGATCGACTGTGCCCGGTGGTTCAAGACGAACCTGATGGTGCAGGTCATCTTCGAGGGCGAGTACCTCTGCCCTGACTGCGGCACGAGGGCCGAGCCCAGCTACGAGCCTGCCGACGGCGACCGGCACGCCTACGAGCAGGGCGACGACGGGTGCACGCACTGCGACGCCGACGCGCTCGACCTCATCCACGAGGTCGAACCGCCTCTCGCACCGATGACCGGCTGCCCCGAATGCGGGTGGTCGGAGGACGGCACGCATCAGCCCGGATGCCCGGAACTCGCACGACGGAAGGAAAGCTGATGGCCCGGCTACCCAGCGGCGACTACCTCATCCAGAAGCTCGGCGACGACACGGTGTTCGTCTTCGAAGACCACACCGAACGCGAGATCGTCCGGTTCAACCCGGCCGACGCGGACGATTGCGCCAAGGCGCAGAACGTCATCGCGCACAGCGAACTCAGCCACGAAGACCAGTGCTTCGCGCACTTCTGGGCCGGGTACTTCTACGCCCACGCGAAAGGCGGCATCGGCTGATGGCCGGGCGGGACGACGAACCACGGATGCGCTGGCTGTCCCTCAACTGCAAGGCAGCCAAAGACACGCCCGGACCACACGCCTGCACCGGATGCGCGTCGTGCCCGTGCCATGCCGTCCCGCCGCCCGCCGACTTCCGGGCACTCGTCGAAAAATCGAAGCAGGAGGCCGGCGGATGACGATCCAACTCGACCTGTTCGGCGTTGTCGAGGCCGCACAGCAGGTGGAAACCGACTGGCAGACCCTGCGCGCCCAACTCGTCTACGACCGCATCCTCACCGGCGCTGACCTCGGGTACGCGCTCATCCCCGAACAGTCCAGCGGCTGGCCCAACGGTTGCCCGGCCGGCGCTGACGACGCCTGCGAGGCCGCGTGGGCTGAGCAGGAACGCGGGTCGGTCGGCGAGCGCGTGCCCGGTGCGCCAGGGTCCTGTAGCCGCTGCGACCACCCGATGATCTGGCACCACCAGTGCCGGCACGCCTGTGAACGCTGCGACTGCAAGCGGCTGCTCGAACCCGTCGTCGAGCACCTGGAGGTGGACGTGCTGCCCGGCGCCCGCATCAGGGTCAGGACGCACGCGGAGGTCATGACCGGGCGGTGGGCGCGGTACGGGATGGCGTGGCCGGGAGCGAAGACGTGAGGCCCGGGCGTGTCGGCTGGATGTCCCTGCTGGCCAAGTGGAAACCCCGCGACGACGACGTCTCACGCTGCCCGCAGTGCGGGGCGTGGCGGTTCCACGAGCACTGCACCACCCCGGCCCGCAGGTTATCCACAGGCAAGGGCATTTCGGCCACCGGCCTGTGGACGAGGTCGTGGCGGAATCGGTTGTGCGCGTGCCAGATTCACAGCAGCTACGGATATGAGGGAGGTTCGATGGGCCTGGGGAACGTGAAGCTGGCCTACGCCCGGTGGGTGCATCTGCCTGACCGGTCGTTCCGGCTGCTCGTGTTCATGGCGCTCGTGTCGATGGACGAGGACACGCCTCCGCAGTACTGGGGTGGCCGCGAGAAGCTGGCCTACGCCCTGGGGAGAAGAACGCCGGATGAACCGGCCAGAACGGATTCATCAATGCGTGCTATTGAATCCCGAAAGACGCGGGCAGCTGATTTCCAGGCCGTCAAAGAATCGATGCGCCCGCTCACGAACACTGGTGCGGTAATTCTTGAGACGCCCGCAACTCAGGGCCGCAACGCTGTTTATAGCCTCGCCCTGCTGGCTGAGCCGAGTAGGGGAAACCTACCGGAGTCGGTAGGGGAAACCTACCCCTCGGGTAGGGGAAACCTACCGCCAGGGGTAGGCGAAACCTACCCCCGAGGAGGTAACCCCCCTACGGGGGGTTACCCAACTGAGGAACAACCAGGAACAAATACAGGAACCAAATCACCTTTAGGGATTAACTCACCTGCGAATTCCGTCGTTTACGCCAATTCACAGAAATTCCTCGCTAAATATCCAGACCTCGGAGCCGCATTCCTGGCCCGAATTCCAGAAGAGGTAACCGGAATGCAGGAGCGGGTTATCCTCGCCGCTGGTCTTGCCCGATCGGAGGCATCGTGACCGAGACCGCCTACGACTACGACGTCCTCGCCATCCGCCGCCGACTCGGCCGCGACCGCTGGGGCATCCCTCAGCCCGGCCCCGGCCCATGCGGCGTCACATTCATCCGCTCCGACGGCCTCCGTTCGGTCATCATCACGTCGTCCACCATCGACGAGGACGACGAAACCATCTGGTTGCACGCCTCCATCGCCATCCAGCCAGCAGGTGTGCGCGCCCCGGACTACTACGAGCTGGTCGAGCTGCACCACGGCGTGTGGGGTGACACCGGCTGGGCGATGCAGGTGTTCGCGCCACCGTCCGAGCACATCAACATCCGGCCGAACTGCCTGCACCTGTGGGGCCGCCTCGATGGTGAGCGCATCCACCCGAACTTCGGCTGGGCGGGGACCATCTGATGAACCACCCGACCCGCCGCGACCTCGACGCCCTCGACGGCCCACCAACCGCCACACCAACACCCGACCCGTGCGTCGCCCGCAACTGCGACAGCGCCGCCGTCCTCCAACTCCTCTGCGCCCGCGACGGCCAACGCCTCGCCGACCACTACGGCGCCAGGGAAGGCCACGGACAGCCCGGCCGGCTCAACCACGGCCTGCCCTGGATGTGGGAACACGTCCGGTTGGCGTACCCGTCGGTGAGCGGGTGGACGTCCGGTGGTGGCAGCTCGGACATCGACGACCCGGAAGCGGAGAAACTGGCGGCGGTCATGTCGCTGCGGTCCGACATCCGGGACCATCTGGTCGAGACTGCTGACGATCTGGCGACGCGGATGGGACGCCACGGACCGCACCTCGACGGCATCCCTGACTGGCGGATCGTCTACCGCTCGTCGACCTGGTTGGTGGCCAACATCCAGTCCCTGCGCGCCGGCCACAACTCGGCCGCCGGGGACGAAGCCGTGGCCGCTGTCCTCGCCGAAGCCGACGACCTCGCCTCCAGAGCGCACGCCCTCGCACCGTGGCGGGCGGCACCGACGAAACTGGACGGGATCCCGTGCCGGTGCGGTGCGATCGGGACGATGCACGACTACGGCGACACGGTGGTCTGCTGGCGATGTGCGCGGAAGTACTCGCCGGATGAATACCAGGTGCTGTGCAAGGTGCTGGCGCACCGGTTCCGCGACCAAGAAGGAGCGACGGCATGACGTTCCTGCTGGGCAACGAAAAGCAGTACAAGGCAGCGCTTCACCTTCACGAGATCTACAAGCAGATGCGCATGCAGGCGAAGGCACACCTGAGGGACCTGGACGGCATGATCAAGGACTCCAGCGCGCGAATCGACCAGTACGAAAAGACTCACGAATCTGACCAGGAAGGAGCGACAGCGTGATGCGTCACCAAGCCGCCTACGACGCGGTGTACGAGCAGATCCGCATGCTGCCCGGGGACGGCTTGGTGAACATGCCAGCGGTCCAGTTGAACGCCCTCATCTGGCGGTGCGTGCACGCCGCCCTCGACGCTGAGGATCGGTCTCGGTGAAGCTCACCAGCGGCGAGGCGGCGGCAGTGCTGAGCATCCGCGGCGACCACCTGCGCAAGCTCGTCCAGCGCGGCCGGATCACACCCATCCAGCCCGGCGCGCGACCGCTCGAGTTCCACGCCAAGGACGTCTACGACCTCCAAGTCGAGATGCGCACCCCCTCGCAGGTCGCCGAACACGACGCGCTGTGGGCCGCATTCGACCGCGTTCTTGCAGGCCAGAGCTAAACCGTGTCACGATCAACGCACCACAGGTGCGTCCGCACGGAGGTGACCTCCGATGCGCAGGGCCAGCAAGGGCACAGACCCACTGCTCAGCACAGCAGCGTGGCGCACCACCATCCGGCAGCACCACATCCGCGCAGGCCTACCGTGCGCACGCTGTGGTGGGGCCATCGACTACGGGGCCAAGCGGTACCTGCCGGGGACGAGGCGGGTCAACCCGCGGTCGCTCGTGGTGGGGCACATCGTGGGCAGGGACCAGGCGCGCCGGCTCGGGTGGAGTGACGCGCAGATCAACGCGCTGAGCAACACGCAGGCTGAGCACAGCCGCTGCTCAGACCGCAGTGGTGCGCGCTACCTCAACGCCAAGCGCGGACGAGTGCGAGCGCCCGCAGCGAGCAAGTCGAAGCTGGTCACCACCCGTGCGTGGTGACCTGAGACCATGACCACCACCTCGGGGTAGCTCCCCGAGTCAGAGCAGCCTCACATCTCCTGGTGTGGGGCTGTTCGCGTTCCAGGAGAGATCAACATGAGTGGACGACGCATGCCCGGAACTGGACTGCCCCGAGTCGGGACAGTGGCCCACAAGATCCGGATCGGTGAACGAGACGGCTGGACCTGCGGCATCTGCCATCAGCCCATCGACCCAGCCCTGTCCGTGTACGAGAGCGACGACGCGGCCACCGTGGACCACATCGTGCCCCGCGTGGCAGGTGGGACGCACGAGGACGGCAACCTGCAGATCGCCCACCTCAGGTGCAACAACGCCAAGGGCGTGCGTGGCTACGTTGGTCGCAGTCGCCAGCCGAGGGCGCAAGCAACGCCCGTGCTTCGGTCACGCAACGTGAACGCCTTCAAGCTGTGCTCGAGCTGCCATGCGGTGCCTGCTCGCGGCTACTGCCGCGACTGTAAGCGTGAGCACCTACGCGAGCAGGCATAAGCGCAGGTCAGATGCGTGGGGGGCGGGTCAGAGCCGCAGTGGATCATGGTAGACGACCGCCTCTGTCTGCCGTTTCTGGACCCACGAAACCCGGATTGCCATTGGCGGCAATCACGCTGTGTGATGTCTGGCGGTGGTCGCGGTGGACTGCAGGAAGTGCCACGCCACGCTGCCGGTCCAGGAGGGCCCGGGCCGCAAGCGCACGATGTGCGAGTCGTGCTCGCCGCGCGATCGCCGCGACCGCACGGTCAAATCGGTGCCCGCCCTGTCCGGTGCGGCCCTCGCGCTAGCCACGATCCCGGTCGGGTCGCTGACGGACGCCACACGCACGACCCTGACGGCCGCCGGCAAGGTGGAGACGGCCGAGGGTGCGCTGGCCCTGTACATGGCCGCGCAGCTGGACGCCGGGCGCCACACGGGCTCGCAGACGGCCGCGCTGGGGCGGGAGTACCGGGCGGCCCTGGAACTGGCCACGAAGGGCTCGACGGCCGGCGCAAGCACGGCTCTGGATGAATTGAGGGCCAGGCGTGCTGCTCGCCGCGGCGCCTGAGCTGATCCGCCCGACGTTCCACTCGTCGCCGGCCCGCGCCTCGTCGGGCGGCCAGGAGGCGGTGGACCTCGCGGCCCGGGCCGGCCTGCTGCTGGACCCGTGGCAGGCGTGGGTGCTGGAGGAGATCCTCGGTGAGCGGGCTGACGGGACGCTGGCGGCGTTCGAGGCGGCCCTGTGTGTGCCCCGGCAGAACGGCAAGGGCACGGTGCTGGAGGCGCTGGCCCTGTACTGGCTGTTCGTCGAAGAGGTCGAGCTGATCCTGTGGTCGGCGCACGAGTTCAAGACGGCGGCCGAGGCGTTCCGGCGGATGCGGACCCTGCTGCAGGGTGCCCCGGACCTGTGGCCGCTGGTGGCCCGGGTGACGACGGCGAACGGTGACGAGGCGATCGAGCTCGTCACCGGCCAGCGGCTGAAGTTCGTAGCCCGGTCGAAGGCGTCGGGGCGTGGTTTCACCGGCGACAAGATCATTCTTGACGAGGCGTACGACCTGGACGGCGATCAGATCGCCGCTCTCGTCCCGACGATGGCCACGCGGCCCAACCCGCAGATCATCTACACCTCGTCGGCGGGCATGGCCGACTCGGACGTGCTGCGCGATGTGCGTGACCGGGGCCGGGCCGGCGGCGATCCGTCGCTGTGCTGGATGGAATGGTGCGCGACCGCGTCAGGGAAGGACGCGAAGGGCCGCGACGTCTACGACCTGGACGACCGGGCGCAGTGGAAGGCCGCGAACCCGTCGTACGGCAAGCGGATCTTCGAGGCGTTCATCGCGAACCTGCGCCGGCTGATGTCGGGCACGCCGGAGAAGTTCGGCCGCGAGCAGCTGGGCATCTGGGATGCGGCGCTGCTGCGGAACAAGCCGATCACCCCGGTGCTGTGGGCGGCCCGCTGCGACCCCTACTCGCTGATCGTGGGGTCGATCACGATCGGCATCGACATCTCACCGGACCGCCGGACCGCAGCGGTCGCTGTGGCCGGCCGGCGCGCTGACGGGCTGGCTCACATCGAGCTGGCCCGCAACGAGCCGGGCACGGACTGGCTGGTTGCCCAGGTGGTGAAGATGGTCGACGAACAGGACCTGTTCGACATCGTCGACGGCAAGGTGGTCCGCCCGGCGATCGTCGGCGACAAGCTGGTCCTGAACAAGGCGCTGGTGGCGGCGTTCCGGGACGAGGGCATCTTCCCCGTGGTCCGGGGCCTGTCGGATCTGGTCGCGGCCTGCTCAGGCCTGCAGGACGCCTTCGAGAACGACACGATCCGCCATCCGGGCCAGCAGCAACTGACCGACGCGATCGACGCGGCGGTGAAGCGGGACGTCGGTGACGGCGGCTGGGCGTGGGGCAAGAAGCTGTCGGCGGACGCTGACGCCGACATTTCGGGCGTGAATGCGGTGACGTGGGCCCATCAGGCACTGACCGAGGTCCGCGACGACGGCGTCTGGGGGTTCTTCGAGTGAACCTCCCATCCTGGCTGCGGTTGTTCGGCGGTCGGCAGCCCGAAGAGCAGCGCTTCTCGATGGACGACTACGTCTCGTGGGCGAACAGCTTCGGCTACAACGGGAACACGTACTCGCTGACGGGCCTGCGCCAGACGATGGTGGACGGTTCCATCGACGTCGAGCCGGCCGCGACGGATTACCTAGGGCTGGCCGCGCAGTCGTTCGGCGCCAACCCTGTGGTGTTCGCGTGCATGGCCTTGCGCCAGCACGTGTTCTCGACGATCCGGTTCCAGTGGCAGAACATGCTGGACGGCCGCCCGTCGAAGCTGTTCGGCACTCAGGCCCTGCAGTTGCTGGAGACGCCCTGGGTGGGCGGCACCACGCAGGATCTGCTGTCCAGGATGATCCAGGACGCCGACCTGGCCGGCAGTTGCTACCAGTTCGTGGATACGCCGCTTGCGCGCATCGGTGGGGACGGCGGCCAGGAACTGGTTCGGATGCGCCCGGACTGGGTTGACGTGGCTATGGAGCCGCGGATGGTCCGCGGCCGTCAGGTGGGCTGGCGCAAGACCGGCTACGTGTACACGGAGGGCGGTTACGGCTCGGGTATCGAGCCGGTGGCGTTCGGCCTCGAGGAGGTCTCGCACTTCGCGCCGATCCCTGACCCGCTGGCCCGGTGGCGGGGCATGTCGTGGCTGACCCCGGTGATCCGCGAGGTCCAGGCCGACGGCCTGATGACGACGCACAAGCGCAAGTTCTTCGAGAACGGCGCCACGGTCAACATGGTGATCAAGTACCCGGAGACGATGCAGAAGGCCCGGGTGATGGAGTTCAAGGCGCTGATGGACGCCGAGAACGCCGGGCTGGAGAACGCCTACAAGCGCCTGCACATCGGCGGCGGTGCGGACGTCACGGTCGTCGGGTCGGATTTCCAGACGATGACGTTCCGTGAGGTGCAGGGCGCCGGTGAGACGAGGATCGCCGCGGCGGCCGGCACCCCGCCGGTGCTGGTCGGGCTGTCCGAGGGGCTGCAGGGCAGCAGCCTGAACGAGGGCAACTATGCGATGGCCCGCCGCCGGATGGCCGACGCGACCATGCACCCCTTGTGGCAGAACGTGGCCGGCTCGATCGCGGTCCTGATGAGTAAGAAACCGCCCGGGGCGACGCGGCTCTGGTACGACACCCGCGATGTCCCGTTCCTGCGCGAGGACGAGAAGGACGCAGCGGAGATCGCCCAGCTCGAGGCGGCCACCATGCGCTCGCTGGTCGACGCCGGCTACACCCCCGACTCGGTGAGCGCGGCCCTGCTGGCCGGCGACTGGGGCCTGCTCGTCCACTCGGGCCTGTTCAGCGTGCAACTGCAGATGCCCGGCACGGGCCAACCGCCGCCGGCTGCGATTCCGGCTCTCAACGGGACCGGCACCACGAAGTTGCCGGTCGGGAAGTGAGCGACGATGCCTGAACTGCTGTTCGCGCCGCCGAAGGAGATGCTCTACCGGGCCTCGTACCCGGGGATCGCCTTGCGCGCGGTGACGGTGACGTCGCCGGGTGAGCCGGACGACCCGGCCGGCGCCCCACCCGAGCCGCCGGAGCCGGAGTTCCTGGTCGGGCACTTCGCGACGTTCGACCGGTGGACCGAGATCAACTCCATGTTCGAGGGCAATTTCATGGAGCGGATCGCGCCGGGGGCGTTCAAGAAGACGATGCGCGACCAGCGCGGCTCGATGCGGGTCCTGTTCCAGCACGGGCGCGATCCGCAGGTCGGGGACAAGCCGCTCGGCCCGATCACGGACCTGCGCGAGGACGACGTCGGCGCCGCCTACGAGGTGCAGTTGCTGGACACGTCCTACAACCGTGACCTCGTCCCGGGCCTGCGTGCGGGCCTGTACGGGGCGTCGTTCCGTTTCTCGGTGCTGCGCGAGGACTTCTCGATGGAGCCGGGGGTGTCGGACACCAATCCGGCCGGCATCCCGGAGCGGACGATCCGCGAGGCACGGGTGAGCGAGTTCGGGCCGGTGACGTTCCCGGCCTACGCCGATGCGAGCGCGGGTATCCGCTCCATGACGGACGAGTTCATCCTCGCCCGTTTCAAGAACAACCCGGACCGGGTGCGCGAGCTCCTGGGTCTCGGGTCAGCAATGCCCGCAGTGCCAGATAACGCACCTCCCGCCGGCGCCGAGCGGAAGCTCACCCCGGTTCGGGACGCCGCGAGCAGCTCCTCGGGGCCGCAGCTGGTCGTCGTCCGTAACCCGAACCGTCAGAGAGGGGCCCGGTCATGATGACCCGGCAGGAAAGGATTGACAGGGTCGCTGAACTGCGGCGCTGGATCCAGGAGCAGCACGACGAGTTCCGGGACGAGTCGTTCCCGGCGGACGTGCAGGAGGAATGGGACCGCAACAACACCGAGCTGGAGCAGCACGAGGGCGTGCTGGCGCAGCTGGAGGCCCGGGACGCCCGGATCATCCAGGTCGCCCAGGACCCGCAGGCCCGGGAGAACGGCGCGGACATCGGCGGTCTGCGCAACCGGCCGCGGGCGACCCCGCTGATCTCCCGGATGTCCGAGTCCGAGGTGTACGACCTCTCGGAGGTGCGTTTCAACCCGCTGGATCCGCAGCGGGCCGGGCGCGAGATGTGCGAGCGGGCCATGCGGGCCGTGGAGATCTCCCACTTCCCGGCCGTCGAGCACGTCGGCGGCGACCAGGCGCGCGCCCAGCAGCACGTGACGAAGCTGCTGCGCCGCGCTGACGACGAGGACTGGCAGGCGCAGGACCTGGCCCGCCGCATCCTCGTCACCGGGTCGAAGGACTACCAGCGGGCGTTCACGAAGCTGATGTCGGCCGCGATGCGCGGTTCGGCCGGCTTCGCGAACCTGACGCCGGGCGAGTCCCGGGCCGTCGAGGCAACCCGTGCACTGTCCGTGGGCACGGGTGCCTCGGGTGGTTTCGCGGTGCCGTACCAGCTGGACTCGACGATCATCCCCACGAGCAACCTGTCGGTGAATCCGTACCGGGCGATCGCGAACGTGGAGCAGATCTCGGGCACCAACGAGTGGCGTGGCGTCACCAGCGCCGGCGTCACCGCCTCGTACGCCACTGAAGGTCTGGAGGCGACGGACAACTCCCCGACCCTGGCGCAGCCGACCCTGACCACGGTGCGAGCGCAGTGCTTCGTGCCGGTCAGCATCGAGCTCACCCAGGACTGGGGCCAGATCCAGCAGGAGTTGGCCGGGCTCATCCAGGACGCGAAGGACGACCTGGAGGCCACCCAGTTCTCGACCGGTACCGGCACTAACGCCCCCTCCGGCGTCATCACCGGCGCGACGACCACAGTCACCACCGGCGCCGTGGCCACGCTCGCCGTCGGTGATCTGTACGCGATGGAGAACGCGCTCGGCCCGCGGTTCCGCCCGCGCGCCCAGTGGGTCGCCAACCGCGCCCAGTTCAACAAGATCCGCCAGTTCGACACGGCGGGCGGCGCGAACCTGTGGGTCTACCTGGCTCAGGGTCTGCAGAACAACGTGCCCCGCGGCGGCAACACCGGCGCGGAGCTGCTCGGCTACGCGGCGAACGAGTGCTCGGCGCTGTCGGCGACGCAGGTGACCGCACAGAAGATCGCCGTGCTGGGAGACTGGCGCTACTACAAGATTGTGGACCGGATCGGGATGGACATCGAGTTGATCCCGCATCTATTCGGAGCCACGAATAGGTTCCCGACCGGACAGAGAGGATTCTTTGCGTTCTGGAGAAACATGGCGAAGGTCCTCGACGCCAACGCTTTCCGCGTATTGGTCGTGCAATAGGGCCATTCAATAAGCATCCTGCGGCCGTACACCGCAGGTAGGACGGCCCGTGTCTCCCGGCACGGGCCGTCCGCATTCCGGGAGAATTCAAAATGGATAGAGCACAAGAAATTGCATGGGCGGCCGGGGTTTTTGAAGGTGAAGGCTGGCTTGGCATTCGAGGTAAGACTTCGGCCGAAGTGGTTGTCGGCATGACCGACCGCGATGTCGTAGATCGATTCTGTGCCGTTATCGGTAGGGGTGCTGTCAGCGTCGAGCCTCGTCAGGATGGACATAAGACGCTCTATCGCTGGTCGATCTCCAACGCCGCCCATGTCGCAGAGTTCATAGCTCTCGTCCGCCCATGGCTTGGCGAAAGGCGCGGGGCCAAGGCTGACGAGGTTCTCGCGGTCATCGCCGAATGTCGCGGCCCGAAAGGGCAACGGACGCATTGTCCTCAAGGTCATCCCTACGACGAGGCGAACACCTATCGCATGGCGGGGCGCACCGGCAGGCAATGCATTACCTGCCGCAAGCGCTGGCGCAAATCACCTGAGGAGTAAGTGATGGCACCACCACGCAAGCCAGATCCCAACGGCGAGATCTTCGTTGCCCGCGAATCGTTCGCCACGGAACTCGACGGCGTCCCGATCTCGGTGTTCGGCGGTGTCACCCGCGTGCGCGCCGGCCACCCGCTGCTGAAGGGCCGCGAGCAGATGTTCGAGCCGATCACCGTGCACTACGACGTCGACGACCAGCCATCGCCGGCCCGTGGCGAGACCCGGGGCTGACCGGTGGCCTACAACGACCCCTCGGTAGCGGTCACCAGCGCGGCCCGCACGACGACGGGCAACTCGGGTGCGCAGGCATCCGAGAAGGGCCTGCAGATGAATCTGCTGGTCGAGGTGACCGCCGCGTCCGGCACGTCCCCGACGCTGCTGTTCTCGGTGGAGTGGTCGATGGACGGCACGAACTTCGGCCAGGTCGACACCACGGCCGACGCGTTCGCTTCGATCACGACCGGTCCGACCCGGACGATCAAGCAGTTCCCGATCCGGGCGCCGTTCTACCGGCTGGTCTGGACGATCGGCGGGACCACGCCTTCATTCACGTTCCAGGCCACGAAGTACACGACGGCCTGACCGGCCGACTTCTGAGGAGATTTCATGCGCACTCTCTACACGGCCCCGGGGGTCTCCTCGGCGTTGACCGCGGCGACGGCGAAGACGGTGATCAGCGTCACCGCCCCGGCCCAGTTCGGCGTGAACTGGCTGCGGTACAGCATCAGCTTCGACGGTGCGACGTCCACGGCGGTCCCGGCGAAGATCGACCTGTGCACGTTCACCGCGGCGGGTGCGGGCACGAACACGACGGTGACCGTGCTGCAGGTCGGCGGCACCGTCGTCACTGCCGGCTTCACGGCGGCCACGAACTACACCGTCGAGGGCACAGTCCTGACCCCGTTCGAGACGTTCACCCTGCCGGTCTACGGCGGCACGGGGATCGTTCCGTTCACCCCGGGCCAGGAGCCGAACAGCGTGGTTTCACAGGGCTTCGCGATCCGAGTGACCGCCCCGGCCGCGGTCAACTGCACCGCCACCATGTATTTCGAGCGCGCTTGATGGTGGCGTCGCCCGAGCAGGTGCTGGCAGTGATCGCCGCGCATGACGCGGTGATGGACTACCTCGATTCCGGGGTGTGTGTGATCCAGCACGTCTCCCTGCGCAACCCTGACGGCCCGGACCGGCGTCTCGACTCCTGCCCGTGCGACCGGGTTCTGGAGCCGGGCGAGCCGGGTGGTCAGGAGCTGGGCGGCGGCCAGTACGTGTCGTCGCCCCGGCACACCCTCGCGGACGTGGTGCGCGACGTGGCGAAGGAGGAGTAGCCGGTGCGCACCTACTACCAGGCGCCGATCCCGCCGCTGCACATCCTGGACGGCGCTTCGTTCGGCACGTTCACCACCCTGCAATCGATCAGTACCGCGCCGGGCATCATCCTCCCGGCGAACATCCTGGAGACCGGCTCGGAGATTCGCCTCGAGGTGGACGGGGAGTACTCGACCACCGGCACGCCGACCCTCGCCTTCGGGTTCTTCTACGGAACGGTCGCCACGATCACGCTGGCCGTGGGCACGGGTATCGCCACCGGCAGTGCTGCCGCCTCGTTCCCGTGGCATGCCGAGTGGGTGGGCCGGGTGCGCTCGGTCGGGGCAACCGGGTCGATCCAGGGCGCTGGCTGGTGGGCGCTCGGGACGAGCCTGACGACATTCTCGGCCGCTCAGGCCATGCCGGTGACCCTGGCTCTTCGCACGGTCACGATCAACACGACGGCCGCTTCGGAGGTCGGTGTGTGCGCGACGTTCGGCACGTCGTCCGCGTCGAACACCGTCAAGGTCAATCGCTTCTCCTGCACCCTCATCAGCTAGAAAGGGAATCGCGTGAGCAACAAGGCATTCGCTCTGATCACCAGCGTCGGCCCGGCGGGTGACGGGACGCATTTCGGGGGCGCGAGCGCATCTTCGTGCGTGGTCCTGGACTCGGACAACAACGTGGTGAGCACCATTGGCGGCTCGGTGCAGGTCGATCACTCCGACAACTCGCACTCGATCCTCGATGGTCTCGCCGACAACATCCGCACCAACAACAGCGATCCGAACCTCGTCGTGATCTTCGTCGGTCTCCCAGGGCGGTACTGATGGCCGTCGGCTACCCAGCGCTGAAGACCGACGTCGATGCCCGGGTCGGGCAGTTGGCCACGACCCTGCGGGACACGTTCGCGAAGGTCCAGATCTTCAAGGCGTGGCTGGACGCCGAACCGGACGCCTATTTCACCGGCCTCGGTTACAACGCCGGGGACATCACCCTGCTGCGGGCGACGATGACCGATCTGGACAAGCTGCGGCAGGTGGCGACCGCGCAGGCCACGCAGGCCGCGGCGAACGACTTCTTCTTCAACGCCAAACAGGTCGTCGGGGTCGTCTAGTCCTGAGCGGGGTGGCCGGTGCCGACGCTCGCGAACTCCTTCAACGTCAACGGCGTCGGCCCTGACCTGGACCCGCTGACCACGTCCTCGTTCACCCCCGGCGTCGGGGACGTGATCGTGGTCAAGGGGATCATCGAGGACACGTCCGGGCCCTCGGCCTACGGCACACCCATCGACACGAACTCGAACACCTACACGCTGTGGGCGTCCGACAGTTCGGCCTCCCACTGCTGGGTGGGGATCTGGACGGCGGTCGCGGCCACGGCGTCGTCGATGAGTGTGACGGTGACCCCGACCGGGTCAGGGAACTGGCATTCGATCGTCGTCGAGCAGTGGACTAGCGCGGCTTTGGCCGGCACCCCGGCCACGAACGGGACGAAGACGGGCACGGGCGCACCGTCCTCGTCGATCACGACGACGACGGCGAATTCGGCGGTGTCGTGGCTGAACGGTGACTGGGCGGCGAACTCGCCGGCCGGCCGGGTCTACAACAGCGGCTCGGCGACGCCCGTCGAGGACGGCCTGCACGACAAGTCGGGGACCAGCAGCTACGTCGCCTATTACGCGTGGCAGAACGCTGCGTCGGCCACCTCGCAGACGGTCGGTCTGACCGCGCCCGGCGGTCAGACCTGGTCGCTGCTGGCGGTGGAGATCCTCGACACCGGCACCCCGCCGGCCGGGACCGACCCTGACCAGTTCGGGACCCTGGCGTGGCAATAACCCTCGCTGCCTCGTTCCTGGTCGTCTCCACGGCCTCGGACCTGACGACCCTCACCACGTCGTCGTTCACCCCGGCGGCCGGGGACATCATCGTGGTGAAGTCGGCCGCTGAGGCCGTGGCCACCGTGTGCGGGACCCCGACGGACACGAACGGCCACACGTACACCGCGCAGCTCACCGACACGAGCGCATCGCACTGCTACGCGAAGCTGTCGACGACGACCGTGACCACGGCCACGTCGATGACGGTGTCGGCGGCGACCACGGGCACGGCCGGGTTCCACTCGATGATCGTGGAACGGTGGACCGGGGCCACGCTCGCCGGTTCCCCGGCGACCAATGGCACGAAGACGGGCACGGGCGCGCCCAGTTCGACGATCACGACGACCGCCGCGAACTCGGTCGTCTCCTGGCTGAACGCTGACTTCGCGGCGGTGTCACCGGCCAGCCGCACCTACAACACGACCTCGGCCACCCCGACCGAGGACGGGATCCACGACAAGTCCCCCACCCAGTACGTCGCCTATTACGCGTGGCAGACGGCGGCCACCGCCGCCTCGCAGACGCTGGGGATCACCGCCCCGACCGGGCAGACGTGGACCCTGCTGGGCATCGAGCTGCTGGCCTCGGCCAGCGGCCCCGCGCCGGACGCCGTACAGGCTGAGGTCCGCCGGCCGTGGCGGATCTGGGGCCGGGACCGCTCACAGTTCAAGTCCACCTATGAGCTGTTCGCGTCCCGGGACGTCCCGGCCGTCCTGGTCCCGGCGTCGCTGCCGGTCCTGAACATCGGCGGCGCGTTCGCCGGGCCGGGTGGGGCACCTCAGCCGTTCCTGGCCGCCAGCCGGGATGTCACCGCCCTGCAGCCCTCGGCCAGCCCGCCGCCCTTCCTGGCGCCATCCTCCGGCCGGCCCGCCTACAGTGCGCCGGGCGCGATCCTCTTTCGCTCGACCGCCGATCCGGCAGTCGCCTCGACCACGCTGCCGGTCACGCTCGTCGCCCCGGCCCCGATCGCACCACCCCGCGCCGCCGCAGCCCCGCTCGTCGTCGCTTCGGCCACCGAGACGGCGGTACTGGAGCCCCCGACCATCGTCAGTCCGGCTGCGGCGATCCTGGCGCGTCCGGCCCCGGCCCCGATCCTCACCCGCCCGACTGCTGACCCGGTGGTCACCGCTGACACCCCGACGGCTCCGCTGGTCGCCCGGGTGACCTCGAGCAGCCCGCTCGCCGCACCCGCCCCGGCCGTCCTCGTCTCCCGCGACGTCACCCCGTTGCAGGCCTCGTCCAACCCGGCCGCACCGATCGTCAACCGGGCGCTCTGGGCGACCACTGCGCCGCCGGCCATCGTCACCCGCTCGACGGCGGATCCGGTCAACACCGACAGCCCGACCGTGCCGCTCGTGGCCCGGGCCGGCTCCATCGCCTACCCGGCGCCGGCGCCGACCGTGGCGCTCGCTCGCGACGTCACACCGCTTCAGCCGTCCGCTTCACCGCCGCCGGCAACGATCGGGCGGGCCCTCTGGTCGACGACAGCACCACCGTCCCTGCTGACCCGATCGACCGCTGACACCCTCGACGTCCCGCCGGTCCCGAGACTGATCACCGCCCCCGCGGTGCGCCTGCCGGACCTGGCCCGGATCAGCACCTGGCGGCAGTTGCCTCCGCCGCCGATCGAACGCCGCACCGACGTCCTGTCCTTGGTCGCCCCGCAGCGGCCACCTGACGCGGCCCGGGCGTGGCTGCTGACACCGCGGGCGGAACCGACGATCGGCCCGGCCCCGAAGGCGGGCGGCATCGAGCCGGGCACCCGCACGAGCGCCGGTCTGGCCCCGGGCGGTCGTTCCGGTCCCGGCGCCGCACCGGGCCTGCACTCGTCCCCCGGCGCAGCACCCGGCACCCGCGCAGGCGCATCCATCGAGCCGGGCACCCGGACCGCAGCCCAGATCGAAGGAGGTCCCTGATGCCGATCGACCTCGGCGATTCGAAGACCCGCTCGATCAACCTGACGAACGCCTCGGGTGTCGCGGTCGACGCGGACTCGCTGCCGACGTACGCGGTGACCCTGCCGGACGGAACTGCGGGGATCGCCCCGAGCGTGCAGCACGGGGTGACCGGCGAGTACTACGTGGTCTATCCGACGGTGCAATCCGGCCTCCATCAGGAGGTCTGGTCAGCGTCGGTATCCAGCGTGCCGGTGGTGATCCGCCGCAACTTCACCGTCGAGCAGGTCGCGAACTCGTTCATCGACACCGACGAGGCCATCAGCCACATGCGCGCCGGTGGGGTCATCATCACCGCCGCCGACCTGGAGCAGCTCAGGTGGCTGTGCACGGTGGCGTGCGGCGCAGTTCAGGACGACCTTGGGCGCACGATCGCCCGGGCGACGAAGATGCAAACCTTCGACGGCGGGTGCTCGGCGCTGCCGCTCACCCACACCCCGCTCATCTCGATCAGGACCATCGTCGAATCCGGCATCACCCTCGCGGCCACCGACTACACGGCGGACCTCGCTGCGGGGATCATCCGCCGGGGCGGCCAGCAGTCCCCGCGCCCGTGGCTGTGGGGCCGGCAGAACGTGGTGGTCACGACGGTGGCCGGCTACGCGGACCCGCCCAGGATCGCCCGGAAAGTGGCCCTGAACGGGGTCCAGCGGATGTGGCAGTCCTCGCAGCAGGCCGCACACCCGTATCTGGATGACGTGTCCGCACAGGAGGCCATCTTCAACTCTGCGGGGACGCTGACCCCGCTGGAGTTCGCCGCGTACAACTCACTGCGCGCCCCGGGTTTCGCGTAATGACCACGACGGTCCCGGCGGTGAAGGCCGCACTGGTCGTCCTGCTGGCGTCGGTGCTGCCGGACGTCGAGGTCATCTACGGGCCGATCACCACGGAGACGATCACCACACCCCGGGTGCTGTGCGTGGGCGACGCCCGGGGCACGTCGAAGCTGGACAGCATGACGCTGGCCACGTCGCTGGAGCAGTACACGGTGACCCTGACGTTCTCGTTCACCATCAACGGCCCGGACGCCCAGCAGGCCGCAACGGAGGCCGCGTGCTTGGCGTACGCGGCCGCCGAGCACGCGGTGCGCCTCGCCGCGGACCTGGGTGTGGCCGGTGTGCTGCAGGCCATCCCCACGGGGGATTTCGAGCTGATCGAGGCTGACACCGCCCTCGGTTCGAACGCGGCCGTCAAGTGGTCGGTCTACGTCCAAGCCCAGAGAACCTAGGGAGATCCAGCATGGCGCTACCAGCAGTGAAGGCGATCGGGTCCACGCCCGGCGGAACCGTCTCGGCGATGGCGGTCCCGTTGTCGTCGGAGACCGTCGCGCCGGCCGACGACCTGATCCTGCACATCAAGACCACGGGCACAACGACCACGATCACGTGGACCGATCCCGGAACCACGCCGTCCGGTACCGCCGCGGCCGTGCTGGCCATCGCTATGGCGTCCACGGAGGAACGGTTCATCCGGGTACCTCAGACGCTGGCTGGCTCAAACGGCCTGGTCGCTGTCGCGTTCAGCGGCGCCCTGACCGGCGTCACAGGCGAATGGCTGACCTCATGATCTTCATGGAGAACAAGGCGATCAGTTCCGGGCCGGTGGAGTTCCCGGACGAGCCGGGCGTGGCCGAGTTCTACGAGGCGCGCGGCTGGGTGAAGGTCGACGCGCCGGCGCCCACGCCGTTCGTTCCACCCCGGGGCGATGCCGCGGCCGACACCCAGTGGGTGTCGCTCACGCACTCGGTGACCGGTGCGGTGCACGACTTCCCGAACCACCCGGACGCCATCAAGGGCGCCGCCGACGCCGGGTGGCTGCTCCCGGAAGCCCCCGAGGAAGAACCGCCCCCGAAGCCGTCCAAGAAGGCCAGCACGCCGCCGAAGGACGGCGAGAACGACACCTGAGACAGAGCGGGACCGCATCGGAGTTACGAGCTCCGAGCGGTCCCTGAGTCACCCACTCGATTGCCGCGAGAAGGAGACCTGCGATGCAGGGTACGTGTTCAGTCAAAGGCTGCCTGCGACGTCATCGGGCACGCGGTTGGTGCTACTTCCACTATCAGCGCTGGTACCTCAAGGGCACGCCCACACCGGTGCCGCCGACTGTTGATGAGCGGTTCTTCGCTCACGTCAGCAAGGGCACGAAGGGGTGCTGGATCTGGTGGCGTCTTCGCCCCGACGGCTACGGAATCAAGTTCAACCCCGCGCGAGGTCAGAGCCACCTACCGCATCGGTGGTCATACCAATTCTTTCGGGCAGAAATCCCGACGGGGCTGGTGATTGATCACCTCTGCGAGAACCGAGCCTGCGTGAATCCCTGGCATCTGGAGCCAGTCACGCAAAAAGTCAACGACCGTCGCGCACGCCGACGGGAAGCGAAAGACCAAGTGCCGTCATGGGCGGCCTGACCTAAGGAGCGAACCGTGGCCGACTCAATTGCGGACGGGCGGACTCGTATTTACAGCGTGCCCACCATCGCGAACATTGCTTCCCCGACCGTGGCCGAGCTGAACGCCGGGGTGGACCTGTCCTCCCTGGTGACTCCGGATGGCCTGATCGGTTTCCAGCCGGACACCGGCACCGTGGACACGTCCGCGATCAACTCGACGTACACCACGCAACTGCCGGGCCGTATCGCCCTGTCTGGTACCGCGCTGCGGCTGAAGAAGCAGACGGGATCCGACACCGTCTACAACACCCTGGTCTACGGGTTCGCGACGAACATCGTGGTCCGCCGGGACATCACCTCGAGCACGGCGTGGGCGACGAGCCAGGCGTGTGAGGTGTACCCGGGCCAGTGCGGCGGGGTGAAGGACCTGGACCCGGCGCCGAACGAGCTGCACAAGTACGAGGTGCCGTTCTTCGTGTCGCCGCAGCCGAACCAGCGCGCCACCGTCGCCTAACCGCCGGTGGCCCTGGATGTCGCCGACCCCTCGCACCGGGCGGTCATCCAGGCGGCCCGGGCGTGGGGTGTCCCGGTCACGATCTTCCTGGGGCGCGTGCGGGTCGACGGTGTCCCGGAGTGGCTGGAGGAGGACCGGAAGGCCGCCCTGGATCTGGTCGCCTACGAGGCGGCCCTGTGCCCGGGCTGCTCGCACCCGCTGGAGGAGACGACGGACCCGGGCAACGAGGAACGGTACGTGGCCGAGCTCGCCGGGCGCTGTCATCGGTGCACGGCCTCGGAGCAGCTCAGCAAGACGCTGCAGGACCGGCCGTCGCCGTCGGCGCTGCTGATCTCGGTGAAGCTGAGGGAGGCGCTCGATGGCGGTTGAGGTCGACTTCTCGCAGGGTGTCCGCGTCTTCGAGGATCTGGCGGCGCGGTTGGCGAAGGCGTCCGCTGAGGACGTGGTCACCCGGGCCGTGGGGGACGCGATCGAAGGGTCCGCGCCGCTGCTGGAGGCCGCGGCCCGGGGTGGCGCCGATCGCTTGCCGAAGCGGGGTGGCCTGGCTGCTGTCGTGGCCGGCACCCGGATCAACCGCAAGTCGACCCGGGCCCGCGGTTACTACCAGCTGCGGCTGGTGGCGGGCAAGAACGCGGTGAAGAACCCGGGTTCGATCAACCGTGGCCGGGTCGCTCACCTGACCTATGGTCGCGGCCCGCTGCATTTCCAGTCGGTGCCGCCGGGGTGGTTCACGGAACCGATGAAAGCGCAATTGCCGACGCTGCGTGCCCGCGCGCAGGCGGCCAAGAGAAAAGCATTGAAAGGCGTGTGATTCCCGCGTGAAGTTCGTTTGGCAGGGCCGTGAATTCCCGATGGTCGAGAAGCCGATCTTCGCAGAGATCGAGTTCGTCGAGGATCAGGTCCATCAGCAGATAAAGGACTGGTCGGATACGAGGTCTGTTCGCGCGGGGATCTTCTGGGCGGTGCGCAGGGTGGACCCGGCGCTCCTGTCCTGGGAGCAGCTCGGCCAGTTCGACTCCGACGACTTCCAGATCGTCGACGAGGGCGACGGGGCTGATGCGGTCCCCCCGGCCCCGTCGCCGAGCGGCTCGCCCGCTACGGCGGACGATTCCTCGGAGACCTCCGAACCGACTACCTCGCCGACTTCGCCCGCCATCTAGGGCTTAAACCCTGGGATGTGGACCGGCTGACCCTCTGGGATTTCACCCTGTACGCCGACGCGATCAACGACATTCGTGAGGGGGTGAAATAGCGATGGCTGACGATCTGTCATTCGATATCACCTCCCACGGCGACAACTCGGGGTTCGACAAGATGGCCCGGGCCGCGCAGGAGACGGCCCTCAAGATCGAGGCCGCGAACCTGCGGGTGGAAAGAGCCACCAAGCGGGCGACCGACGCGGAAACGAAATACGAGAAAGGCTCACTGCAGGCGCGTGAGGCCTCGGCCAAACTGTCGGCCGCCCAGCTGAATCTGAGCAAGGTCATGGACGCAGCGTCCGTGAAGGTCGACGAGGCCAAGGACAAGGTCGAGAAGCTCGACGTCGCCGAGAAGAAGACCAGTGAGACCACGAAGAAGGTCGACAAGGACACCAACCATCTCAGCGGCACGATGGGGAAGCTGGGCACCTCGCTGGGCTCGGCCGCCCTCGGCGCGGTGAAGGGTGTCGGTGCGCTCGCGTCTCTGGCCAGCGTCGCCGTCACCGGCGGCATAGCGGTCGCAAAGCTGGCGATCGCCACGGTTCATTACGCGGAGGCGATCGCGCCGGCCGCGGCCGCGCTGGTGCCGCTGGCTGCCGGCATCCTGCTGGTGAAGGCAACCGTGGTGGCCGCCGGCCCGGCCATGCTGAAGTCGATCAGCCCGATCACTGCTGCGTGGACGAAGCAGACGACCGCGGTCGGGAAGCTGGCGTCGGCTGGCTTGAAGCCGCTGGCGCAGGCGTTTGTGAAGGCGAACTTCCCGGCGATCCGTTCGGCGATGGACTCGATCGCGAAGTCGACGAACCAGGCGGCGAGCTTCGCGCTGAAGTGGGCGAACTCGGCGTCCGGGCAGAAGGTCATCGCCCAGGTCGCCGGGGACGCGGCGGATGCCTACAAGCGGCTCGCCCCGTATGTGACGGCTGTGGGGATCTCGCTGGCGAACATGGCCGGGCGCATCTCGAAGGTGAGCTTCAAGAACTTCGACGACGCCGCGCAGTGGGCGCTGGGGAAGCTGAACGGGCTGATCGACCGGATCTCGGCTGCCGACGTGCAGAAGGCGTTCGACAAGATGAAGTCTGCGGGCGAGGCCGCCGGCAAGGGCTTCCGGATGCTCGGCGACGGTCTGAAGTACGCGCAGGCCCACATGGACACGATCAACCAGATCCGCACGGCCGTGGCCGGCCTGTCCATCGTGATCGGTATCGCGACGGGCGGCTGGCTGATCGCGCTCGGCGGTGCGATCACCCTCGTGGTGATGAACTGGGGGAAGCTGACGGCCGCGTTCAAGTCGGCGGGCACCTGGATCTCGAACCTGGGGGCGAAGTTCCCTTCCCTGACCGGCCCCATGGACGCGGCGAAGGGGGCCGTCGACAACATCAAGGGCGCGTTCTCCGACTTCGTGAAGTCGGTCGGCCCCCACGTGCAGCCGTTCCTTGACCGGGTCGGCGACGCGTTCATCCGGATGCAGCCGTACATCGTCGCCGTGATCTCGGTGATCGGCATCGTGGGGGCTGCGTTCATCCGGCTGGCCGGCCCGTATGTCGGTGCCCTGCTCGATGGTCTGGGCCTGCTGATCGAAGGGTTCAGCTTCGTCTACCAGGCCGCGGCCGACATGGTCTCCAGGCTCCTGAACGCGTTCGCCGATCTGATCGGGCCGATCGCGAAGTACGCCGAGAAGCTGCACATTCCGATGGCGAAGAGCTTCGTGAAGATGGCCAACGACGCGCGCGACGCGGCGGGCCGGATCCAGCAGTCCCTGAACTCGTCGAAGACCGACGTCCTCCGACGCGAGATCGACCGGGCGCAGGCGAAGATCAACACCCTCAAGGGCAAGAAGGTCAAGACCGAGAACGACAAGCGCGCGCTGGCCCAGGCCGAGCGCGACCTACGCAGCTATCAGCGGCAGATCAACGCGCTTGAGGGCAAGAACGTCACCATCGGCATCAACACGATCCGCACGACGTCCGGTAGTACGGCCCCCGGCGCCCACGCTGCCGGTGGCCCCATTCGCGGCCCGGGCACCAGCACGTCGGATTCCATTCCGGCGATGCTGTCCAACGGCGAGAACGTGTTCAGCGCGGCCGACGTGGCCCGGCTCGGCGGGCAGGCCGCGGTCGAGCGGCTCAAGACCGGCCGGTTCGCGGGCATGAGCCAGGTCCGCGCCGGTGGCAGCTCTGCGGTGGTGTCCATCGAGATCGACTCGGGGGGCTCACAGATGGATGACCTCCTCGTCGCGATCATGCGTAAGGCCGTCCGGGTCAAGGGCGGCGGCAACGTCCAGGTAGCTCTAGGCCGCAGCTGATGGCGTTCCCCACCGAGCCCTACCCACTGCGGGCGTTCCTGGACTTCGGCACCGGCACGCTCACCGAGATGGCGACCAACCTCGTCTCGGATGTGCGCGGGCGTGACGATGTGGTCATCAACCGGGGCCGCCCCGACGAGTCGTCCACCACTGAGCCGTCGACCGCGACACTGACCCTGGACAACCGCAGCGGAAAGTACTCACCCCGCAACCCGGTCGGTCAGTACTACGGGCAGATCGGGCGCAACGCCCCGCTGCAGCTGACTGTCGACTCGCCCACCTCATGGCTGGTGATCAACGCGGAGACCGGGAACACCCCGGTGACCGGTGCCTACGTCAGCACGCCGGATGCGGCAGCGCTAGACATCACCGGCGATATCGACATCCGGTTCGACGCCGACCTCGACTCGTGGCGTGAGTCGATGGAGCTGGTGGGCAAGTGGACGGAGACCGGCAACCAGCGGTCGTACCAGGTGCTGTTCGGGGGCGACGGGACATTCAACCTGTACACCAGCACGGACGGCACGGCGATCACCGCGGCCTCGTCCCAGGTGCCGGTCCCGTTCACCACCGGCCGCGGCGCGATCCGGGTAACCCTCGACGTCGACGACGGCGCAGGAAACCGGGTGTACAGCTACTACACCTCGGATACGATCAACGGCACCTGGACCCTGCTGAACACTCGCACGCTCGCCGGCACCACCAGCATCTTCAGTGGCTCGGCACCGCTGCGGGTCCTGGACAACCCGGATTCGACGGTCTTCGGGTCGATCATCCGCGGCCGCGTGTACGCAGCCCAGGTGCGCAACAGCATCGGTGGCACCGTTGTCGCGAACCCCGACTTCACCGCCCAGGCCCAGGGCGCCACTTCGTTCACTGATTCGACGTCGAAACTGTGGACGCTGAACGGCTCGGTGGCGCTGACGAACCGCGACATCCGCTTCTGGGGCGAGGTCTCCTCCTGGCCGCAGACCTGGGACACCGCGGGCCGCGACGTCTTCATGGCGATCGAGGCGGCCGGTGTGATGCGCCGGCTCGGGCAGGGCGTGTCTCCGGTGCAGTCCCTGCTGCGCCGCACGCTGGGCGCCCTGCCGAACCTGCGCGCCTACTGGCCGTGCGAGGACGTGGTGGGCTCGACCGTGCTGGCCTCAGCGGTGTCCGGTGTCCTGCCGATGACGATCAACACGGCGACCAGCACCCCGAACCTGGCGACCAACAGCGACTTCGTGGCCAGCCTGCCGATCCCCGAGTTCAACGGCACCGCGTTCAGCGCCAACCTGCCCACGGCCTCGAACACCGGCGACATCCAGGTCCGGTTCCTGCTCAGCGTCCCGGCCGGCGGTGCGATCGACACGAAGGTCATCTGCCGGATCTACACCGCCGGCACCGCGCAGCGCTGGGACCTGCTCTACAACACCGGCGGCGCTCTCACCCTGATCGCCTACGACTTCGACGGTACGCAGCTGATGACGTCCGGGGCGGTGGCGTTCGGGATCAACGGCCAGCCGCTGCGCATGTCGATCGAACTGGACGGCACCGGCTCGACCGTCGCGTGGCGGATGACGACGATGCCGATCGGGGCGAACGTCGGGCTGACCAACTCGGGCACGCTGTCGAGCAACACCGTGCTGCGCTGTACCGGGGTGCGGATGAACGTGCAGCTCTCGCACCAGGACGTCGCGGTGGGCCACATCACCGTCGAGTCGGCGATCAGCGCGTTCTCGTCGCCCGAGGTCGTGCAGCTGAACGCCTACGTCGGCGAGACCGCGGGCCGGCGGATCCAGCGCCTGTGCCGGGAGCAGTCGGTGGCGATCCAGGGCTTCGGTGACCTGGACGACACGGCGGCGATGGGCCCGCAGACGCCGCTGAACCTGCTGGACCTGCTGAAGGAGTGCGCGGGCACGGACATGGGGATCCTGGGCGAGTCGCGGGCGGTGCTGGGGATCTCGTACCGGCCGCGCACCAGCCTCTACAACCAGGCGGCGGGCGCCACGTTCCCGTACGGCTCGCTGCCGCCCGGGCTGGTCCCGACCGAGGATGATGCGAACACCCGCAATGACGTGACGGTTTCGCGGCCGGGCGGCTCGTCGGCCCGCTACACGCTCCAGTCGGGGACCCTCTCGACCGCCGCGCCGCCGCTGGGGGTCGGCACCTACGACGACTCGCTGTCGATCAACGTCGCCCGCGATGACGATCTACCCGACCAGGCGTCGTGGCGGGTGCATCTGGGGACCGTGGACGAGGCCCGCTTCCCGGCCGTGGAGATCGGCCTGGAGTACACCAGTGCGGCGGTGACGGCCGCGCTGGCCGGCCTGGACCTGGGTGACCGGATCGTCCTGTCCAGCCCGCCCGCGCTCAGCACCGCCCCCGGTGACGTGTCCCAGCTGGTGCAGGGCACGACGGAGACGATCAACCAGAAGAAGCGCCGGATCGTGTTCAAGTGCTCGCCGGAGTCACCGTGGCGTCCTGGCGTCTACGTGGCGGCGGCCAGTTCGACGGCCAGCAAGTACTCGAGCGACGGTTCGACTCTGGCGGCCGGGGTCAGCTCGTCGGCCACGTCCATGTCGGTGGCCACACCGTCCGGCCCGCTGTGGACGACGGACCCGGCCGAGATGCCCATGCTGTTCCGGCTAGCCGGTGAGGAAATCTCGGTGGGTGCGATCTCGGGAACGTCCAGCCCGCAGACGTTCTCGTCGATCACCCGCTCCGTGAACGGGGTCGTGAAAGCGCAGACGATCAACACGGTGGTCGAACTGTTCCAGCCCGCCGTCTACGCCATCTAGGAGAAGACCATGCCGCAGCTTGCGGGCGAGACGATCCTCGCCTCGGACATCATCCCGGTGAAGGTGTACCGGAAAGCGGCCACCGAGAACCGCACTTCGCTGACCCTCACCAATGACGCCGACTTCGTGAATCTGCCCTTCGCCGCCAATAAGACCTTCAATATCCGGTGCCTGTTCGCGGTGACCGGATCGGCGATCACCACCGACTTCTCCACTCAGTTCGTGCTGGGCGGCGGACTGGCCCAGCTGACCAGCAAGTCGAACGTCGGCCCGGAGCTGGCGTCCTCGAATGTGGCCAGCACGCTGATGGTGGCGAACCGGT